CTGGCCATTTTTCTCCCCCGAAAGTTGAAGGTTCAACGATGTCGACGACACGCGGAGTTCAGGAGCGGGCGCTATCCGAGGCGCTCAAGGCGCGTCAGACGCTGCCCGAGGACGTCGCGATAGAGGCCCTCGCGCGCCGCCTGGCGCAGGTCATCGACGTGTTGCGGGGCGAAGAGGACGAACCGGCGACGCTGGTCAAGCTCGGCGCGGAGTACCGGCAGGCGCTCGCCGCCCTCGGGCTCACGCCGCAGGCGCGGGCGCAGATGGCCGGCAAGGGCGGCCCCCCCGCAGCGGAAAAGCCGAAGAGCGCCTTGCAGCGCCAGCGCGACGAGCTGGCCGCGCAGCGAGCGAAGCGTGAGGCGGCCGGCACATGATGCTGGTAGAGGCGGTCGACAACGACACGGGCGCGCCGCTGGTCGGGTCGCTCATGCCGCGGCTGTTCACGCCGCCGCTCGTCACCGGCCCGCCCGGCCCGTGCGGGTGCGGGTGCGCACTGACGCCGCTCACGTCCTACGGGTTCGGCGCGGACGACTTCGCCCGGGACACGCTGCTCGCACCGCTCGACCCGTGGCAGCGGTTCGCGGCGATCCATGCCGGCGAGCTGTTGCCCGACGGCCGCCCCCGGTTCCGCCGGGTCATCATCGTGGTGGCACGGCAGAACGGGAAGACGCACCTGCTCGTCGTGCTCACGCTCTATTGGATGTTCGTCGAGCAGCAGAAGACGATCCTGGGCACATCGACGACGACCAAGTACGCCGCCGAGCCGTGGCAGAAGGCGTTCGATCTGGCGCTCGCGACCGAGGATCTCGAAGCCGAGATGCCGCCCGGGCGGATGCGGGGCATGCGTAAGAAGGCCAGCGAGGAGCAGTGGCGGACGGTCGACGGCTCGCGCTACCTCATCGTTCCGAGCAACGAGGAGGGCGGGCGGTCGCTCACCCTGAACCGGGTCGTTGCCGACGAGCTGTCGCGGCAGTTCGACTATGGCGCCTACGCCGCCGCGTACTACGCGATGCGGGCGGTCGACGACGCGCAGTACTTCGGCCTGTCGACGCCGCTGGACTCCCGCAGCGTCGTGTTCAACGACTTCCGCAAGCTGGCCCTCGGCCACATCAAGGACGGCGCGCAAGAGCGCCTCGGCCTGTTCGAGTGGAGCGCCGAGGACGGCGCCGACCCTCTCGACCCCCGCGCCATGGCGGCGGCCAATCCCAACGCCGGGCATCGCTACCGGTTCGAGGACCTGCTCGACGACGCGCGCGAGGCGGTCACCGCGGGCGGCGAGGCGCTGATCAAGTTCAAGACCGAGAGCATGTGCATCACCGCCAAGAACGCGGACCCTGCGATCGACATCGCCGCGTGGGACGGCTGCGCGGCAGAGTTCGACGGGTTCACCGACCTGCGCGGGCGGGTCGCGCTGGTGCTCGACGTCGGCAAGTCCGGGCAACACGCCACGGTGTACGCCGCCGCCGTGCAGCCGGACGGCAGGGTCCGCGTGGGCCTGGTCGAGGAGTGGACCGGTGACGGGTGCGCCGATCAGGCCATGCGGGCGCTGCCGGCGATCCGCGTCCGGGTGAGGCCGCGCGTCATCGGCCGCCTGCCGAACGGCCCGGGTGCTGCGGCGGGCGCCGCCATCCCGGGCGTGACGATCGAGGAGATCCGCGGCGACCTTCCGCAGGTGTGCATGAGCTTCGCCGAGCTCGTCGAGGGCCGGCAGGTCGTGCACGGTCCCGACCCGCTGCTCGACGGGCAGGTGTCAGCCGCCGAGAAACTCACCAACACGAGCGGATCGTGGGTCTTCAGCCGCAAGGGCGGGGACTGCGATGCGCTGTACGCGGCGGCCGGCGCCGCCCACATGGCGCGGTCGCTGCCGCCGCCGCCCGCGCTCAAGTACCGGCGGCCCGGGCAGCGCCGGGGCGAGCAGGCGACCTAGCAGGTAGCTAGGATGTTCATACATTGCCATGTTGGCAGGTAGCGACGTATCATCGCGCGCATGGGACTTGGGAAGCGACTGCGCGCGTGGTTCAGCGCCGCGCCCGCCGCTCCCGAGCCGGTCGTGCGTCACGAGATGTTCGCCGTCTCGCCGACCTATCCGGTCGATCAGCTCTCGTTCCTGCGGGTGCTACGGGGGCAGGCGATCGACCGCGCCGCCGCCCTCGGCGTGCCCGCCGTGCTGCGCGGCCGGAACCTGATCTGCGGCGACATCTCGACGCTGCCGTTGCAGCTCATCGACGCCGACAACAACGTGCAGGATCACCCGCTGTTCCGGCAGATCGACGCGAACACCGCCAACGTCGTGATGCTCGCGCAGACCGTCGAGGATCTGCTCTTCGAGGCCAAGGCATGGTGGCGGGTCACCGAGCGCACCGCCGACGGCTACCCCGCCAAGGCGGCCCGGTACGCCCCGGGGGACGTCAGCTTGCAGCCGCCCGACGACTACCGGAAGGGCTACCTGCCGTCCGGCCTGCCCACGGAGGGCGTCGTCTGGATGGAAGGCAAGCCCGTCCCGTTCCGCGACGTGATCCGGTTCGACAGCCCGAACCCAGGGTTCCTTGTGGCCGGCGAGCGCGCCATCCGCCGGGCGCTGGCGCTCGACGAAGCGGCCGACCTGTACGCCGCGAACCCGCGCCGCCGGGGATTCTTCACGACCGAGGGTGGCGCTCCCGACCCGGACGAGACCGAGATCGACGAGTTCCTCGACGACTGGCAGCAGGGCGCCCGTGAGCGCCTCGACGGGTGGGCGCCCGGCGGTGTCAAGTACGTCAACGCGCAGGACCCGACGCCCGCCGAACTGCAGATCCTCGCGCAGCAGCAGCGGGCAGACCTGACCATCGCGAACGCGCTGGGAATCGACCCGGAAGACCTCGGCATCTCGACGACGAGCCGGACCTACCAGAACGCCACCGACCGGCGGCAGGACCGGGTCAACGACGTGCTGTCGCCGTACATGCGCGCCGTCACCGACCGCCTGTCGATGCCCGACGTCACCAAGCGCGGCTACACCGCCCGGTTCTGGCTCGACGACTACCTCAAGGCCGACCCCAAGACCCGCGCCGAGGTGCAGCAGATGTACCGCGACATGGAAGTCATCGACGCACAGGACATCCAGCAGAGCGAAGGGCTGCCGCCTCACGTCATCGAGGCACCCGCCCCGGTCCGTCCGGCGGTGCCACCGACGCAGATCTCGGCCATCCCGGCGGGTGCGCGATGAACGGGGCGATCGAGTTCGACGGCATCACCGCCGCCGACTTCTCGGCCGACGCCGAGCGGCGCACCCTGACCGGCGTCGTCGTGCCGTGGGGACGTGTTGGCCGGCACCGCAACGGGCGCACCTGGCGGTTCAAGCGCGGCAGCCTCAAGTACGGGCACGCCAAGTACATCCGCCTCAACGACGAGCACAGCGAGGCGTCCCGGCTCGGCCGTGCCATCGCCGCCGAGGACACCGACGAGGGCCTCGTCATGACGTTCAAGGTCTACGACGGCGCCGAGGGTGACAAGGCCCTCGCGCTTGCCGGCGAGGGCCGCAAGACGGGCTTCTCGGTCGAGATCGAGTTCGACGAGACCGACTCGACCGAGGACCCCGAAAACCCCGGCGCCCTGCTCGTCGGGATGGCCAACCTGACCGCGGTCGCGTTCGTGCGCAACCCGGCATTCGACGACGCCCGCCTCATCAGCGTGCGAGCCAACGAGGAAGGAACCGGCATGGATCCGGAGACCACCACCACGGAGGAGACTCCGGCCGCCGTAGCGCCGCCGGTCACCCTCACCGCCGAGCAGTTCAGCGCCCTGATGGGCCGCCGTGACGGCGCCGACGACGAGCGCCCCGCGGTCATCGACCCGACCGGCGGCGCGCAGCGCGAGACCGTCCAGGTCAGCGAGCCGCTGCCGTACCGCTTCTCGCACGAGGGCGGCCGGCACCTGTTCCGCAGCGACGCCGAGCACGACTTCTCCACCGACCTGTTCGTCGTGATGGACAACCGGGCGCGCGCCGAGGACCGCGCGGCGGCCGAGCAGCGCGTCAACGGTTTCATCCGGGCCGCGTTCGCCGACGTCGAGAGCGCCGACGTCACCGCGCTCAACCCGAACCGGCACCGCCCGGATCTGTGGCAGCCGCAGATCGACTACGCCACGCCGCTGTGGGAGATGGTCAACTCGGGCGACACCGACGGCCGCAAGTTCGACGTGCCGAAGTTCGACAGCTCGTCGGGCCTGGTCACGGCGGCGACCGAGAAGGTCGAGCCCGCTGCGGGCTCGTACGTCGCCGACCTCCAGACCATCACGCCGACGCAGGTGTGGGGCAAGGTCGAGATCACCCGGCAGGCCTGGCGCGCGGGCGGCTCGCCGCAGCTCTCGGGCATCCTCTGGGACCAGATGCTGCGCGAGTACTACGAGGACCGCGAAGCGGCGGTCGCGACGTTCCTCGCGACCCTGACGGCGGCCGACGACATCGCGCTGCCGTACCTGGAAGCGTCGCCCGACAACGACGACTTGCAGGAGATCGCCGACGCCCTGGAACGGGCGATCACCAGCCTGCAGTTCGTCCGGGGCGGCAACCGGTTCTCGGCGTTCGCCGTCCACCAGGACCTTTACCAGGCCCTCGCGGCGGTCAAGGACGACGCCGGTCGGCCGCTGTACCCGCAGATCAACGCGCAGAACGCGAACGGCACCGCCGCGAGCCTGTTCCGCACGCTGAACATCGCGGGCGTCACCGCCGTGGGGGCGTGGGCGCTCGGCGCCGGCGGCCAGACCTCCTCGGTCAACTCCTGGATGTTCGACCCCGCCAAGGTGCGCGGCTGGGCGTCGGCGCCCGAGCGGCTGTTCTGGGACTTCGGCGCGACGGTGCAGACCGCCAACCTGTCGCAGCTCTCGTTCGTCACGCTCGGCATCTACGGCGACGTGGCGTTCGCCAACCTCGACATCAACGGCGTGCGTCAGGTGACGTTCGACCCGGTCAGCTAGTCCGACTCCCGCGCGGCGCCCTCCCAAGGAACCCCGCGCCGCGCGGGTCCTGCCTGCCAGCCCGGAAGGGGGTGACCGATGACGATCAAGGCGACCAGCCCCGCGAGCACCGAGCTTCCCGTGGGCGGCGTGTGGGTGATCGACGTCTGCGTGACGGACGCCGATGGCTGCCCCGCGAGCGACACC